CTAACCGATTGAACGGCGCGGGGAAAGGACGGGCTTGTTGCCGTCGCGCGATGGGGGCGTCCCGAACGCGTCATGCTGCTCGTTCCAAGCTAGTGGGAACGGCTCCAGCACCCGCGCCAGCGTCTCCGCTCGCCCGTGTCTGCCGTCTAGGAGCGCTTCGACGATGTCCGGTGCGAGCAGGGTCAGGCGCAGGACACGCGTCAGGTAGGAGGAGGCGATCCCCTCGCGCTCAGCCAGTTCGGCGATGGTGGCGAACTCACCCGACTCGAGCATCCGCTTCCAGCGGAACGCGCGCGCCAGTGCCTTGACGAGTGTGTTGTCAGTCCGCCGCGGTTGCGCGGCGCTGTCCGGCAATTGCATCTCCTTCCGCCCGCCGCGTTTCACGACGCGGAAGGGGATGTGGAGCGTGACAGTCTCGGGGATCGGCATGCCGCGTGTCATGCGGCTTCTCCCATCCCGCCGGACAGCATCTCGCGCGCGAGGCCGCTCAGCCCATCGACGCGCAGCCGGACGTTCAACCCGTCTGTGCGCATGTCGACGCGCTCAACCAGCAATGTCACGATGCGTGCCTGCTCGGCGGGGAACAGTTCGTCCCACAGCGGATCGAGCTGCTGCAGGGCCGCGCGGGCGTCTGCCTCGGAGATGTCGTCGGCGTGGGCACGTGCCGCCTTCCATGTCCCAGCCACGATCTCGGGCTGGCGGAACACGGCGCGGAGTTGGTCTATGACAGCGCACTCGATCTCACCCGCGGGCACGCGGCCGACCGGGCACGACCCAGCGCCGTGCTTCAGCACCGTCTGGCTGACATAATAACGGTAGAGCCTGTCGCCCTTGCGCGTGTGCGTCGGTGAGAACGCGGCGCCATCGGGACCGAACAGCAGCCCCTTCAGCAGCGCGGGCGTGTCGGCGCGTGTGCGGGCGGCGCGCTTCCGGGGGCTCTCCGTCAGGATGGCGTGAACCTTGTCCCACGTCTCGCGGTCGATAATCGCGTCGTGCTCGCCGGGATAGCTGTCGCCCTTGTGGACCGCCTCGCCGATGTAGGCGCGGTTGCTCAGCATCCGGTAGATGTATTTCTTGTCGATTCGGTTGCCGCGCGGCGTCCGGATTCCGCGCGTGCCAACCTCCCGCGCCAGTTCCGTGCAGGACCCGATCTCGAGGAAGCGGGCGAAGATCCAGCGCACATGCGCAGCGGTTTCTACGTCGACCACCAGCTTCCGGTTCTCGACCCGATAGCCGTAGGGCGGCACCCCGCCCATCCACATGCCCTTCTTCCGACTGGCGGCGACCTTGTCGCGGATGCGTTCGGCTGTCACCTCCCGCTCGAACTGGGCGAAGCTGAGAAGGATGTTCAGCGTCAACCGCCCCATGGACGTGGTGGTGTTGAACGACTGCGTGACTGAGACGAACGTCACGCCGTTCCGGTCGAACACCTCGACCAGCTTGGCGAAGTCGGCGAGCGAGCGCGACAGGCGGTCGATCTTGTAGACCACCACCACGTCGACCAGCCCGTCCTCAATGTCTTCAAGCAGCCGCTTCAGTCCGGGCCGTTCCAGCGTGCCGCCGGAGATGCCGCCGTCGTCATACTGATCGCGGACCAGCACCCAGCCCTCGGAACGCTGGCTGGCGATGTACGCCTCGCAGGCCTCGCGCTGAGCGTGGAGGCTGTTGAACTCCTGCTCCAGCCCTTCCTCGGAGGATTTCCGGGTGTAGACGGCACACCGCAGCTTGCGGACGACCTTCGTTTTTTCGGGCGGCTTCATCATCTCCGCCCTCTGTGGTTCTTGAGCCCGAAGAACACCCAGCCGTTCCAGCGCGTGCCGGTGATGGCCCGCGCGATGGCGGACAACGACTTGTACGGCCGACCCTGCCACTCGAAGCCATCGGCGGTGACGGTGACGACCTGTTCGACGCCCTGCCACTCGCGCAGCAGCCGCGTGCCGTTGATCGGGCGGTCGCGGTCGGCGCGGATCCTGCGTTTCGTCGTGTCGCCGCCGTCCAGTTCCTCGCCCAGCCGTTCCAGCCGCCGGATCGTCTCCGGTTTCAGCCCGCCATAGGCAAGTTCCTGGATGCGGTACGCCAGCCGGGATTCGAGGTAGCGTCGGTTGAACGGGGGCGGCTCGCTGTCGAACAGGTCGCGCCACTGATTCTTCAGGTCCGGCGTTGGCGTGGTCTTCAGCGCGGCCAGGCGCGCGGGGATGGGATCGGGCTTGTTCATGCATTTCTCCGGTGAGTTGGAGCTGCATGACGGCATTGGTCGGGCGGATAGTGTAGGCAACGTTCTCCAGTATCGTCAGATACTTCGTCCGTCTTTCGCATCCGCAACCGAACCAGCCCGAGCGCCAGCAGGCCGCACAGTTCAGTGCGGCGCTCTGCGGGCGTCATCTGGTCGGGCGGCAGCGGATTCGGGCGCTTCATGTTTCGGTAGCCGTGATCGGTGGTACTTACCGATCAAAAGCCACCCCACTGGCCGTGACGGGACATCACTCCCTACAGGATTCAGGGTTGCGAACAGGTAGAGAACATCGGGGCTTGCCGATCACCGATTTGTCCGCGACAATCGCGAGTTGAATCAGTCGAGAGCAGTAGTTCATTGAGGTAAGTTCATGACGCGCAAAGCAACTCCGATCGGTCCCCATCTCCTGGAGCAGATCGAGGATGCGCGCGTGGTTCTCGCCTCTGTGGACGTAACTTTCCGGCGAAATGGCGACGTTGCCCTCGGTCTCCAGAGGCGACATCGCGGTATCAAGCTCCGAGCACGGCGCCACGATCGCCATCAGTAGCGCAAGTCAAAATTCTCGGAGACTTCAATGGTACGCGTCCCGGCTAAAACCTGCCCCAATCTTTCTCGGCTTTTCGATGATGCAGAGCCCGAATTGCTGTCCGGATTTCTCAACAGCAAGGGTTTCGAGAGGTTGGCCTGGCTTGCGATCTACAAGTTCGACCCCGACGATCCGGACGGTCCGACAGCAGCGAGGAATATGCTGCCGAAGGAAAAGAAGGACCGGCTGGGCCCGCTCGAAGCTGAAGCAGCCCGGATCGTCACAATTGCGAGCGACCGCGGCGAATATGTCCTCCAAGGTCTCGCCACGACTACGCTTGAACCGGACCGCGCCAAGGAACTTCTGAACCGGCGGGACAAGCTCGCGCGAAGCCTGTGGGCTTACGCCAACGAACACGGCTTATTTGAAGCGGCGGAGAACAGCCTGCACCTGCGTCTCTATCGGCGCTACGACAAGCACTACCAGACCTTCATGGCCGAGCCTTCGGTCGACGGCGGCCCCGACGCCGGCAGTGCATTGCTCGACGAGCTTCTGGTCGACCTCAACAAGCGTCTCGATCGCGGCGACGGCTACAGCATCGACAAGTTCGACATCCCCGAGGACGGAGATGAACCGGCGGCGGAGATGTACCTGCTGTTCCATCCCGATCCCCCCACGAGCGTTCGGGAGATCGATGACGATGGCAATCGGTCGAGCATCTATTTTCGGCCGCCCGGAGAGGCGATGATCGTCTACACGCCATCGACCGGGCGGGTCCATGTCCGCGCTGGCAACCGAAAGCTCAGGCACACGGTCGCCGAACGCTTCATCGAGACTGCTCTCGAGCAGACCTACTCCAACCAGCCCGTAGACTTTCAGGCCTACGACATTTCGCAGTTCCTACGGGGGCTCGATCTTGAACCGCCGGAACTCGACGACGTCGTGATCGATCGCGCGCAGGTGATCCGCGCTGACATCAGCATCGGCAATCTGGCCAACCGTCTCTCGCTTTCCACCACAATCGACCAGGACATCTCGGAAATCATCGACAGCCAGCCGGGCCTCCCGAAGATTTTCGAGCGGGCGCTCGCAATCCGTTTCGTCGAGATTGCGGTCCGGTATTTCCGCGCGGGACGGGATGAGGCGCAAACCCTCAGCTTCACGCTCACCGACCGCAACACGAGCAGCCTTCTCAGCATCGACGACCCGTTCGAGCGCGTTCTGGGGCATCGCTTGCTCAGACACTGGAACATCCTCCGTGATGGTCGCGCACCGGGCGATGAGGAGAGCATGGCTGTCATGCCAGCCTTGCTGGCCATCTGGGACATCGGAGCAGACAGGGTCACCGGCGCATGGCTCCAAACTCGCGGTGTCGATCCTGGCCTCCTGACCGATCTGGGCTTCCTCGTTCCCGCCGGTTGGGAAGGAGACGACCTGATCGACGATGAAGACGAGGTCGGTGCGGTTGCGGCCGAAGTGGTCGTTCGTGTCGATGAGGGGGATGCGGAGGAAGGCGACCGAAAGGTCGCCGACCTCAAGGTCACCGAGGGACAGGTGACGTCCGCGGGCAACCCGGATCGGTACAGGATATATCGGGTTCGCGACGGCTGGGTCGCGCAACACCTGAAGGCGCGTCTCGAAAAAGTGCTCGATGCACCTGCCATCGAGAAGCTGACCGATCATCTCCTCTACCTCGGAACGCTCCACGTCGATGGCGGGGACGTTCCGATCTATCTCGCGCGCGGTCTCGACCGGGAGAAGGTCCGCTCGGCGGTCGATACCGAGCTTCGGGCGCGCCACAACCTCGGAATAGGTCTTGTCCTGCAGGCCGGCAGCGCTCCCGGACCGTGTCTGGCGGCGAACGTGCTGACGCCGCTTGTCGATCAGATCGACACGCAGCAAGCCGAAATCGCGTTGGTCGCAGACAAGCTCCGGTCCGTGTTTCGACGCCATCGGATACTGGCCCGCGGCGGCCAGGCTGTCGAACTCACCCGGGTCGGGGACAACATGGCAACTCTGTTTGTTCCGGGGAAAGGCAGCATCGACATCAAGGGCGAGAACCGCATTGATGTCATCCAGCGGCTGGTCGATGCGCACAACGCCGGCCCGATGCCAATGGCGACAGCAGACCTCATCAGCGGGATCGCGGAAGACCAGTCGTTGGCGAACATTTTCAAGCAGCCTCTCTGGAAAAAGCTGACGGCCGACTTCCTGCGAAGCCCCGGAAAAGGGCAATGGGAGATCGCCATCTGACGGCTGGCTCCGATCTGGCTCCGATTGGGGGGTCTGACTAGCTCCGATTCTCCGGGCCAATGGGAGTGCTCCACATCAGAGGAGCACTTCGATGCCGACTCCCTTCCCCTCGCGCCAGGCAACCCCGACGAGCTGGTCCGGCGCCGCAAAGACCAACCCCACCACCTTCAACTCGGAATGGCGCTGCACGCGCTGTGACAAGCTGCTCGGCGTCTGCCGGGACGGCCGCATGCACCTGCGCTTCGCGCGGGGGCACGAGTATCTCGTGGGCTTTCCGGTTCAGGCCACATGTCGCGGCTGCGGCACGCTGAACCACGCGACCGCGCCCGCGCGCTGACGCGCGCATTCACCCAACCCCCTGAAATCGCAGAGACGCGCGACGTCCTGACCTGGCCACGAGAAGGCGCCGGACGCCTGGCCGCAAGGCAGGCGTCCGATGTCCTTCGCGTGGCACGAGATCCGTGATCACCTCATGCATTCATCCACAAACCTTCACTTCCAGCGCAGTTTCGACGCCGTCCGGCGTGCGCAGGCCGCTCTCGCGCCGTTCCGGGACCCGGCGGCCCTGCTGGACGGGCTGCACCGCACGACCGGCGATCCGGCCCGGAAGAACGTGATCCTCTCTGCGCTGGTCGGGGCGGCGCAGGGCGACGGGCCCGCGTCCGACTGCGCCCTGACTCTCCTGCTGTTGGCGCTCTGGCCCGGCCTCGACGCCATCCGGCGCCGGTCGATCTGGCGCAGGATCGGCACCGCCGACGAGGTTGCGTCCGATGTTCTGGCGCGCACCACCGAGGCGGTCCGTGGGCTCGATCTCGGGCGCGTCAACTGGATCGCGGCCACGGTCCTGCGCAACGTCGAGCGCGACATGATCCGCGTGCGCCGGCGCGACCAGACACGCGAACATCTCGCCAGCGGCGCCGATCCCGACGAGGTGGCGGACAACGGTGACAGCGGGATCGGCGCGGCCGGGTACGCACGGCTGAACGGCGCCGTGCGGAAGCTGCTCGGCGATGACGCCCTGTTGGTGATCCGCGTGGCGATCGAGGGTTTCTCGCAGGCCGAGGTCGCCGTCGAACTGGGCCTGACCGAGGCCGCCGCCCGCAAGCGCTACCAGCGCGCCATGCGCCGGCTGCACGACGCCCTCGAGGAAATCCCTTGAACGGATGTCCCGATCCGGTCCCGCCGGTGGCTTTTTCCATTCGAGCGCCTCGAGCGCCTTCCCTCCAACCGAAAGCAGACATGCATGAACCGCACTGCCGATCTGTCGCTCGAGGATTTCAGGCGTCTTCCGGGGCTCTATCGCCGCTGGGAGCTGACCGAGGTCTGCGAGCCCAACCGCAACTATCAGATCGAGGACGCCGGCGCCCATGCCGACGGGACGCCGCTCTTGGCGATCTACGTCGCCGAGCCCGCGCCCGACGTCCGCGAGGCCGCCTGATGGGCCTCCTCGATCACATCATCTCACGGAGAACCGCCATGCCGGACCAGCCGGACGCCATCAGCCGTCTTCGCAAGGCGAGTTACGCGCTCGAAGACCTCCCCGCAACCATCGCCTTCCCGCAGCGAGCCGGTGACGAGCCGCGTGAGCCTTTGCCGGTCGTCGAGGCGACCGTCGACGAGATCGCCTTCGCGATCGTGGAAGCGGAACGCGAGAGCACGGCCGCCTACCGCCGCGCCGACGCGCTGAAGCGGCTCTACAAGCTCGCCCGCGAGGCGGGGTGCATCGGCGCAGATCGCGCCGCCGCTGCAGTGATGAAGAAGGAGGGCCAGTGATGGCCCTTCCCATCATCGGCGCCGACGAACGGCTCGCGCAGCGCAAGGGCATCAAGGGCGTCATCTTCGGACGGTCCGGCATCGGCAAGACCAGCCTGCTCTGGACGCTGAACGCTTCAACCACGCTCTTCCTCGATCTCGAGGCCGGGGATCTGGCGGTCGAGGGGCTGGAGATCGACACGCTCCGGCCCCGCACCTGGAAGGAGTGCCGGGATTTCGCGGTGTTCATCGGCGGGCCGAATCCGGCGCTGCGCGAGGACCAGCCCTACAGCCAGGCGCATTTCGACAAGGTCTGCGGGCGCTACGGCGATCCCACGGTGATCGGGAAATACGAGACCGTCTTCATCGACTCGATCACCGTGGCCGGTCGGCTCTGCTTCCAATGGTGCCGCGGCCAGCCCGAGGCGTTCTCGGAGAAGACCGGCAAGCCCGACATCCGCGGCGCCTACGGGCTGCATGGCCGCGAGATGATCGGCTGGCTGACCCATCTGCAGCACACGCGCGGCAAGCACGTCTGGTTCGTGGGCATCCTCGACGAGCGGCTCGACGACTTCAATCGCAAGGTTTTCCAGCCGCAGATCGACGGCTCGAAGACCGGGCTCGAACTGCCCGGGATCGTGGATCAGGTCATCACCATGGCCGACATCCCGGACCCCGGCGGCCAGCCGCAGCGCGCCTTCGTCTGTCAGACGCTGAACTCCTGGGGCTATCCGGCCAAGGACCGCTCGGGCCGTCTCGACATGGTCGAGGCCCCGCATCTCGGCCGGCTGATGGAGAAGATCCAGCGCCCCGCGGCGCCTGCCTCCGAACGCCTGACCTGGCCGCCGGTGACCCCGGCCGATCCCGCGCCCGCGCAGGAGCCCGGCCATGGCTGAGCCCCTCTCCCCACGCCCGGTGTCCCGATCTGGTCGCCGGGGTGGCTTTCCCCTTCTGACGCCTCTGCGCGTCCCATCCTCCAACTGAAAGGAGCCGCGCAATGTCCGGACCCTGGAACGACTTCAACTCCGCGCAATCCAACACCAACGTCATCCCCAAGGGCACGCTCGCCAAGGTGCGTCTGACGCTCCGCCCCGGCGGGTTCGACGATCCCTCGCAGGGCTGGACCGGCGGCTGGGCGCGCCGCGCCGCCACCGGCGCCGTCTATCTCGACGCCGAATACACGGTGCTTGAGGGGCCCTATGCCCGGCGCAAGGTCTGGTCGCTGATCGGCCTCTACAGCCCGAAGGGACCGGACTGGGCGAACATGGGGCGCGGCCTGATCCGCGACATCCTCAACTCGGCGCGCGGCGTATCCGACAAGGACAACTCGCCCGAGGCGCAAGCCCGCCGCCGCATCAACGGCTTCGGCGATCTCGACGGGGTCGAGTTCGTCGCCCGCATCGACATCGGCACCGACACCAACGGCGAGGACAAGAACGAGATCCGCGCTGCCGTCACGCCCGACCATCGCGACTACGCCGCGCTGATGGGCACGGTCGCGCCGCAGTTCACCGCCGCCCCGGCGCAGGGCCACGCCGCGCAGCAGCCCACCACGGCCACCCAGCCGAGCCAGCCCGCGTCAGCCCCCGGCAACGCCGGTCGGCCGAGCTGGGCGCAGTAAGGGGGAGACCGGCCATGCGCCTGCGCCCCCGCCAGAAGACCTTCGTCGAGCGCAGCGTCGCTGCGCTCGCTTCCCGCGGCAACACGCTGGGCGTGGCGCCCACCGGCGCGGGCAAGACCATCATGCTCTCGGCGGTCACCGGCGAGATGATCGGCGACGGCGCCAAGGCTTGCGTGCTCGCCCATCGCGACGAGCTGACCGCGCAGAACCGCGCCAAGTTCCAGCGCGTGGTGCCGGGCGTCGCCACCTCGGTGATCGACGCCACGGAGAAGTCCTGGGGCGGCCAGGTCGCCTTCGCCATGGTGCCGACGCTGGCGCGCGCCTCGAACCTCGCCGACATGCCGCGTCTCGACCTGCTCGTCGTAGACGAGGCGCACCATGCCGTCGCCGACAGTTATCGCCGCATCATCAACCGGGTGCGCGAGGTCAATCCCGACGCCCGCATCTTCGGGGTCACGGCGACGCCGAACCGTGGCGACAAGAAGGGCCTGCGCGAGGTCTTCGACAACGTGGCCGACCAGGTGCGGCTGGGCGAGTTGATCGCCTCGGGCCACCTCGTCCCGCCGCGCACCTTCGTCATCGACGTGGGCGTGCAGGACGAGCTGCGTTCGGTCCGCAAGACCATGGCGGATTTCGATATGGCGGAGGTCGCGGGCATCATGGACCGCGCCCCCGTCACCGACGAGGTGATCCGCCACTGGAAGGAGAAGGCGGGCGACCGGCAGACCGTGGTGTTCTGCTCCACCGTCGCGCACGCCGAGCATGTCACCGACGCGTTCAGGGCAGCTGGCGTTTCCGCCGCGCTGATCCACGGCGATCTGGCGGCCGAGACCCGCAAGGCGATCCTCACCGACTACGCGGCGGGGGACATCCGCGTCGTCGTCAACGTGGCGGTGCTGACCGAGGGCTGGGACCACCCGCCCACCTCCTGCGTCGTGCTGCTGCGGCCCAGCTCCTACAAATCCACAATGATCCAGATGGTCGGGCGCGGGCTGCGCACCGTCGATCCCGAGGAACACCCCGGCATCGTCAAGACCGACTGCGTCGTGCTGGATTTCGGTACCTCCAGCCTGATCCACGGCACGCTGGAACAGGATGTCGATCTCGACGGCAAGACCGAGACCGGCGAGGCGCCGACCAAGACCTGTCCGGCTTGCGAGGCGGAGATCCCGCTGGCCGCCACCGAATGCCCGCTCTGCGGCGAGGCGTTCCCGCGGGAGGACGAAGAGACCGGTGAAGGTGGCGGTGCTGCGCCGCTGTCGGGCTTCATGATGACGGAAATCGACCTGCTGAAGCGGTCCAGCTTCGCCTGGGTCGACCTCTACGGCACGGACGACGCGCTGATGGCCACGGACTTCGCCGCCTGGGGCGGCATCTTCTGGCTGGACGGGGTCTGGTACGCCATCGGCGGGGCGAAGGGCGAGCGCCCCCACCTGTTGGGTGTCGGTGAGCGCACTGTCTGCCTCGCGCAGGCCGACGACTGGCTGAACACCCATGAGACCGACGAAAGCGCCTTCAAGACCCGGTCCTGGCTGCGCCAGCCGCCGACCGAAAAGCAGCTGCAGTACCTGCCGCCCGAGTGCCGCCATGACTTCGGCCTGACGCGCTACCGCGCCTCGGCGCTGATGACCTTCGGTTTCAACAAGCGCGCCATCCGCCAGCTGATCGACGCGGCGGCTACGCCCGAACGGAGGGCGGCATGACCCATGCCCACATCCACACCCATCACCGCCGAGGACCAGCGGCGGCTCTGGCATCCGCGTGGGACGCTCTGTGCTGTCTGCCGGCAACCCACCCGTGGTTTTGGCTGGTTCGATCCGCACCGGTCGAAGCAGCCCCGGTCTTCGGTCTGGTTCTGCTCGATGCCCTGCCAGTCCTTCTGGACGCGGTTGGCGCGGGAGCGTTTCGCCATGGTTGACCTGACCGAGGAGGAGCGCGCCGCGATCACCGCCACCATGAAGCGCGTGGCGCTGCTGATGGACGAAATCGGCTGGGCCACCCCGCTCGGCGAACTGACCGAGGCGCAGGTGCGCGCGCTGATCGAGGAAGCCGTCGAGGGCTTCCGCGAGGCCATGTCCGACATCGCCCGGGCGCAGACGCCGGAGGTGCCGTTCTGATGCTGGACTACAACCATCGCCCCAGGGTCGCCGACCGGCTCAACGCTGCCGTCGATCAGGCGCTCACCGCCGATCAGGCGACGCGGCCGCCCCGCGACTACCTCGGCGGCTCGCGTCTCGGCCATGCCTGCGAGCGCGCCCTGCAGTTCGAGTTCACGGCGACGCCGAAGGACGAGGGCCAGGACTTCAGCGGCCAGTCCCTGCGCATCTTCGCCATCGGCCACGCGCTCGAGGATCTGGCCGTCGCCTGGCTGCGCGGCGCGGGCTTCGACCTCTACACCCGCAAGGGCAACCGGCCCGATGGCGGCCAGTTCGGGTTCTCCGTCGCGGGCGGACGCATCCGCGGTCATGTCGACGGCATCATCGCGGCCGGGCCCGAAGGCTTCGGTCTTGCCGTTCCCGCGCTCTGGGAATGCAAGACCATGAACGCCAAGAACTGGCGCGCCTGCGTCAAGGACGGCGTGAGCAAGTCGAAGCCGGTCTATGCCGCCCAGATCGCGGTCTATCAGGCCTACATGGAAACCAGCGTGCCCGGCATCAGCGCCGCGCCCGCCGTGTTCACCGCGATCAACAAGGACACGGCCGAGATGCACCACGAACTGGTGCCTTTCGACGCCGATCTCGCGCAGCGCATGTCCGACCGGGGCGTGCGGATCCTGCAGGCGACCGATACGGGCGAGCTTCTGCCGCGCGTCGCCACCACGCCCGACTTCTTCGAATGCCGCTTCTGCCCGTGGTCCGAGCGCTGCTGGGGGCTTCCGGCATGAGCGACGATGGCATCCTGCATTTCAACCCGTGGATGGACTTCAACGACGGGCCGCCGTCGGAGAATCCCTTCGGCTGCGACCCCGACCCCGAGCAGATCGCCGTCTTCCTCGACGCCGTGTTCAGCTGGTGCGAGGGGCTGATCCCGCTCCGCGGCTTCGTCGACAAGGGTCAGGGCCGGGACGGCAAGCCGCACAACATCTGGATCCCCGCCGACGACACCGCGCCCGAGAAACTCGCAACCTTCGCTGGATGGGCGAACCGCGAGGGCGCCGCCGTCTATGTCATCCCCGGCACCGTCGCCGAGCAGGGCCAGGCCCGCGCCGCCGATGTGCTGCAGATGCAGGCCATCGTCGTCGATCTCGACGCGGGCGACATCCCGGCCAAGCTGAACCATGTCACCCGCCACCTCGGCGCGCCCTCGCTGATCATCGAGAGCGGCGGGCGGACGCCCGAGGGTGCGGCCAAGCTCCATGTCTGGTGGCAACTGACCGAACCCGCCGAGGGCGAGGACCTGGTCGCCCTCTGCCGCCTGCGCGGCGAGATCGCCGTGAAGGTCGGCGGCGACACGCATTTCCGCTCGGCCCACCAGCCGATCCGGGTGCCGGGCAGCGTCTATCACAAGCACGGCCACCAGCGCCTCGTGCAGATCCGCGAACATCGAGACGTCGAGGTGGACCTGGCGGACTTCGCCGAGCGGGTCGCCGAGATGCCGCCGCTGCCCGGTGTGGGCTTCGCCAGCGACGTTGCCACACCAGCATCGAAGCCCGGCATCGACGCGGTGCTCACCACGCCAGTGCGCGAGGGCGCGGTCGACGACTGGTCGCGCTTCCAGGGGGCGAGCGCCGCCATCGGCCACTACGTGCGCCTGGTGCACGAGGGCCGCCTCGATCCCTTCGCGGGCTGGGAGGCGATCTGCGGCTACAACGCCGCCATGTTGCGACCGTCCTGGCCGCTCGATCGGCTGATGGCCGAGTCCGAACGGCTCTGGGAGCTGCATGTGAAGCGCAACGGTCCGCCGCTCCTGCGCGCGGCCCACGCCGATGCCCCGGCCAGCCCGCTGCCGACCTTCAGCCTCGGCGCGCTGCTCGACGACACGAGCCCGATGCCCGAGGACATCATCGGCCCCCGCGTGCTGACACCTGGCGGGCTCCTGGTGCTTGGCGGGGCGCCCAAGGTCGGCAAGAGCGACTTCCTGATCTCCTGGCTCGTGCACATGGCCGCTGGCGTGCCGTTCCTCGGCTTCACGCCGCCCCGGCCGCTGCGCGTGTTCTACCTTCAGGCGGAGATCCAGTATCACTACCTGCGCGAGCGCATGCAGCAGATCGCGCTGCCCGCCACCGTGATCGCCGCCGCGCGCGACACCTTCATCGCCACCCCAAAACTGAAGCTGCTGCTCGACGCGGAAGGCGTCGCCCGCGTGGCCGAGGCGATCCGGGCCGCATTCCCCGACGCGCCGCCCGACATCATCGTCATCGACCCGATCCGCAACCTCTTCGATGGCGGACCTGAGGGGGGCGGCGAGAACGACAACGCTGCCATGATGTTCTTCCTGAAGGACCGGGTGGAGTCCCTGCGCGAGGCGATCAATTCGGAAGCGGGCGTCATCCTCGCCCACCACACGCGTAAGGCCACCAGGCAGCAGGTCAAGGACGATCCCTTTCTCGCCCTTTCCGGGGCCAGCGCGCTGCGCGGTTTCTACACCACCGGCCTGCTGATGCACCTTCCCGACGAGGACGGCACCGTCCGCAGGCTCGAAATCGAGCTGCGAAACGGACCTGCGCTATCGGGAAAGCTGATCGACAAGGTGAAGGGCGAATGGGTCGAGCTGAACCCGATGAACGAGCGCCTGGTGCGCAAGGAAGTCGGCGCCAGATTCGATGCCGAACGTCTGCGCAAGCATGACGTCATTCTCGGCATGTTGCTGGACGAAGCGGCCAGCGAACGCCTCTACACCGTGATGCAGTTCGCGGAAAAGTTCGAGAACCGGGGTGGTCTGGGCAGCAAGCACACGATCCGCGAGCGTCTCAGCGTTCTGGCCACCAAGGGCTTCGTGAAGTTCCTGCGCGATCCCTCGGGCTTCGGTTTCCCCATCACCAGGTCGCGCTTCGGCTATCTCTGCGTCGAGGGCATGCAGTTCGGCGCTCCCGTCGAACATGTCGACCCGACCACTGGCGAGGTCACCACGCAGGTCCGCCAGGTCCTTCCCAGCCACTTCAAATGCCCCCAGTCCGGGCTGTGCCTTCAGGTCGAGAACCCTGCCGTCTGGGTCTACCCGGACGGGCTCGAAGACGACCTTACTCATATGAGTGAGGCCTGACTCATATGTCTTTTCCAACTTTGCATTCAACGAAATCAACGGGTTGCAGGAAAACAAGACTTAGGCCTCGAACTCATGCCCGAAGACTTCATGAAGTCTTGTTCGGCAATGAAATCAGCCTGTTGGCTGTCGCGGAACAGTCAGGTGCCAAACCCCCATACTACGTATGGGGCGGCCACCCGTCAGGGTTGGCCTCGCCCCCATACGTCGCGGGGCCTCGCGCGCCTCCGCCCATGGCTTCCGACACCAGATCCGACGACGGCGGCCCCGTACCGCCAAGCACCAGACCGCCGTCGTCTTCCACCACCACAAGCCACCGGCAAAGGAGACCCGTCATGGCTCAGCCGACTCTGATCCCGAATCCCGACGGCGCAAGGTTTGAATCGCTGCCGCTCGCCACGCCCCGCAACCGCTGCATCCTTGCGCTCGACCTCGGCACCTCGACCGGCTGGGCGATCCGCGGCCATGACGGTCTGATCACCAGCGGCACAGTCTCGCTTCGCCCCGGCCGTTTCGATGGTGGCGGCATGCGCTACCTGCGCTTCACCAACTGGCTGACCGAGATCGACCGGCTGTCCGGACCCATCGCGGCGATCTGGTTCGAGGAGGTCCGCCGCCATGCCGGCACCGACGCGAGCCACATCTACGGCGGGCTCATGGCGACGCTGACTGCGTGGGCCGAGTTGCGCGGTGTGCCCTACGAGGGCGTCCCGGTCGGCACGATCAAGCGTCACGCGACGGCCAGGGGCAATGCCGACAAGGCCACGATGATCGCCGCCGTCCGCGCCCGCGGCTTCAGCCCCGCCGACGACAACGAGGCGGACGCCATCGCGCTCCTGCTCTGGGCGATCGAGACGAAGGGAGGTGTCGCATGAGGTGGCATCCCAAAGGCTACGGCGGCCAGCGCCGGGATCCCGAACAGGTCAAGCGCGAGGGCTGGCGGGAACAGGGCGTCCTCGCGGTCTCCGCCGATGACGACCGCCTCACCTGGCCCGAGCGTGAACTGGTCCGCCAGCTCGGCGAGAAGCTCTACGGACCGCGCCCCTCCGACAGGGAGGTGCGTCATGGCTGATCGCGAATGGACCGCCGACTGCGTCGCCGATCATTTCGAGGAAGCGTTCCGCACCCTGCGCAAGCTGCCGCCGGTGAAGGCGCAGGGCTACTTCAACACCTGGCCCGACATCGTGCGGACCAGCCGCGAGATCGCGGCGATGGAGCCGCAGCCGATGCGGGTCTGGCCCTCGGCCGCCGCGATCACCCGGCTCGAGCAGACCTTCGACTGGGTGCTCTGGATCGAGGAGACGGAGCGCAAGCTCGTGTGGTCGCGCGCGGCCCGCGTGCCGTGGAAGCAGATCAGCGGCGAGCTGGGGTGCGACCGCACGACGGCGTGGCGGCGCTGGCAACTGGCGCTGACGAAGATCGCCGCGCGGCTGAATGCGCAGTGACTCCAATGTGTTGCAACACTTTTTCCTTCGACATCTGCAACATGATCGTGCTATTCCGAAGGCAAGATGGGGAGAGTGCGCTGGAAAGCTCGCTCTCCCCTTTGCGTTGACGGGGGCCTTCTGGACCCCGGTATCCAGCGAGGGTCCGGCCGGGGTCCAGCTCCGGCGAGTTGGCGGTTCCTTCCGGGCGATATTCGTATGCTGGCGGGCGAAGCGCGGGACTTCGCCAGCGTCAGGGCCGGATTTTTGGGAAGCCAGCCAGAATCCGGATCCACCCGCCTTCCGTACTAACCCCAATGAACGCTGGCCTTCGGGCCGGATACCCCGGATGCCGCTGGACCCCGCGTGGGGGTCCAGCGCGGTATCCGGTGTCCGGAGTCCGGCCAGCATCCACCTGAACACCGGAAACCGCCCGCCCATGACGCTGAGCTTCGCCCCCGAGCGGATCGAAACCTGGCCGCTGGCCAAGCTCCAGCCCTACGCGAAGAACGCGAAGGCGCATGGCGCGGACCAGGTGGCGAAGATCGCCGCCAGCATGGCCGAGTTCGGCTGGACCGTGCCCTGCCTCGTGGCAGAGGACGGTGAGTTGATCGCGGGCCATGGCCGGGTGCTGGCCGCGACGCAACTCGGGCTGACCGAAGCGCCGGTGATCGTGCTGGGGCACCTGACCGAGGCGCAGCGCCGGGCCTACCGGATCGCGGACAACAAGCTGACGGAACTCGGCACCTGGGACGAGGCGCTGCTGTCGGCAGAACTGAACGACCTGCTGGCCGAGGATTTCGACCTGTCGCTGGTCGGCTTCTCCGACGGCGAGTTGGACAAGCTGCTGGCCTATGTGCCCGAGGGGGATGCGCAAGAAGGTGGCGCCGGGGGCTCCGTGCCGCCGGTGACCATCCCCGAACCGCCGCGCAATCCGGCGTCACGGACGGGCGACCTGTGGATCCTCGGCGATCACCGGCTGCTCTGCGGCGACAGCACGAACCACGACGACGTGCGCCGCCTGATGAATGGCGAGCGCGCGATCCTGTTCGCCACCGACCCGCCGTACCTCGTGGACTACGACGGCTCGAACCATCCGACCCGCAACAAGGATTGGTCCGCGTCCTACGGCACCACGTGGGACGACAGCTCGCAGGGCGCGGAGCTCTATGACGGCTTCATCTCGGCGGCCGTCGCAGAGGCGATCACCGAGGACGCCGCCTGGTATTGCTGGCACGCCTCGCGCCGCCAGGCGATGCTGGAAGCCTGCTGGGAGAAGGCAGGCGCCTTCGTGCACCAGCAGATCATCTGGGTGAAAGACCGGGGCGTCCTGACCCGCTCCCACTACCTCTGGAAGCACGAGCCCTGCTTCATGGGTTGGCGCCGTCCGAACCGTCCGCCGAAGGTGGCGGAAGAAACCCTGCCGTCAACCTGGGCGCTCCCCGGCTTCGCGAAAGACGACCGGCCAGACCACCCGACGCCGAAACCGCTCGACGCCTTCGGCATCCCGATGCGCCAGCATGTGGCGCGCGGCGGGCTCTGCTACGAGCCGTTCTCGGGCTCGGGCTCGCAGATCATGGCGGGCGAGGCCAATGGCCGTCGCGTCTTCGCGATGGAAATCAGCCCTGCCTATGTCGATGTCGCCGTTGAACGCTGGCAGGCCGAGACCGGCCGCGACGCGATCCTCGACGGCGACGGCCGGACCTTCGCCGAGGTGAGAACCGAGCGGCTGGGCGACGACGCCGCACCCCCGGCCGATCCCCCGGCAACGGTCACCGCCCCCGAACCCGCGCGAAAGCGCAAGACCGCCGCGTGACATGCATGACCTGGCTTTACCTTCCTCCGGAGACGCTTCCGGGGCCGGAGACGCATGCCTGTTCGGCCTCTCCCTCTGCTCCGGCGCGGGCGGGCTCGACCTCGGGCTTGCCATCGCCATCCCCGGATATCGTGCTTTGGGCCATGTCGAACGGGAAACCTTCGCCGCAGCCACTCTCGTGGCGCGGATGGAAGACGCGTCCCTGGATCAGGCTGTTGTCTGGGACGACGTTGCCACCTTCGACGGCCGCCCATGGCGCGGCGCGGTGGACATCGTCACTGCGGGCTATCCGTGCCAGCCATTCTCCGTCGCGGGCAAGCGCCGGGGTGAGGATGACCCGCGCCACCTCTGGCCGCATGTCGCCCGCATCATCGGCGAGGTCGAGCCGCCCTTCGTGTTCCTCGAGAATGTCGCCCATCATCTCCGCCTCGGCTTCCCCGAAGTCGCCGAAGGACTGGTCGGCATGGGCTACCGCCTTGCGGCAGGCCTCTTCACGGCGGCGGAAGTCGGCGCGCCCCACAAGCGAGAGCGGCTCTTCATCCTCGCCATCCGTGAGGGGGACGAGCTGGCCGACCCCGCGCGCCTGCTCCGGCACCCGCTCGAGTGGCGGGAACCGGACGGAAATGATGCGGCTCTGGCCGACGCCGAGGGCCAGCGCCAACGAGAACAGGCAGACGAAGCCCTCGCCCTCGCAGGAAGCGGGTCAGCACGGGATGAACCTGGCGACGACGGCCGCGATGTGGCCGACGCCGCAGACGGACAGTTTCCGCAGCAGGGGCGGCGAACGGCGCGACGAGAAGGGTCTGGACCGCATGGCGCGGGACTGGCCGACGCCGATGGCGAACGACGGCTGCAAGCCGAGCGCGGGCAACCGCAAGACGGCCGATCTGACCCATGCGGCGGGATTGTGGATGACGCCTACGGCGCGGGATCACAAGGACGGGGCGACGACACTCGCGAACACGCCGGTGAACGGCCTGCTTGGCCGCCAGGTCCTGGTGACGCCGATGGCTGGGAGCGATACCTCCGAGCCGCGCCGGACCTTGAACCCGCTGTTCGTCGAGGCGCTGATGGGCTGGCCCACCGGGTGGACCGGCTTCGCCTCTGTGGCAACGGAGTGGTCCCGCTGGTTGCGGCGCATGCGCTGCGAACTCTGGCGGCTGAATTGTTGGCCGATGGATGAGGTAGCGACATGAAGCAGTCGCGCCTCATGTCGCTGATCGAGTCCGTCGCCAACGTGATCGTCGGCTACGGCGTCGCGGTCGTGACGCAGATCCTGATCTTCCCGGTCTTCGGGCTGCACACGACGCTGGCGCAGAACCTGAAGATGGGTGCGGTTTTCACCGTGGTGAGCATCGCGCGGTCCTTCGCGCTGCGGCGGCTGTTCGAGGCGATCCGGGTGCGATAGTGCTGTAGGCCTTGACAACGAAGCATCTGCCACACTGGTGGAAACGATTTCCTCTGTGTGCCCAAGTAGCTTGATTGCGAGCTCTCTGAAGAGGATGGAGGATCCATCAGTTCTGGCAACATGGAGCACAGCTTCGTGACGAAAGACCGATCATCACCTGCCGCCGTTCTGATGGCCAACCAGCTCTCGAAGCGTAACGAGGTCAGAACACGCTGGAAGAAGGATGCGAAGGATCTGCTCGTCGCGCACGAGTTCGCGTTAAGCGCAATCTATCGTGCCATCGATCGGTTCTCAGAGAGGAAGTTCGATCCACGCGGTCCGTCAGTCGAAGGCAGAATGAGTCTGACGGCACAGTTTCTCCAAGGCGTTGAGCCATGTGAGGTGGCGATATCCGAGGGCCTGTATTCACAGGCTGCGGCGCTACTGAAGCAAGAGATTGAAACCATAGAGGCCATGCACGAATTTGGTCAGGGCACGCGCCGCGAAGGGAGAACGCCGAGGATTGGCGGGCGCCTCGTTGGCTGGGGGCCGATCTACGGCGATATGAATGCCATTGCTCATGTTTCTCGACGCGACATTACGCTGCAATTGGTTCATGTAGAACTGGGCGATCTGGCGGCACCCAGCCTAGTGCCGGTCTACAATTACGAGCTGGCGAAACTGATGTACGGCCTTCATGTCTTCATGATTTTCGACATCGCCCGCCTCAACCACGATCTGTTCCAAGAACTCTACGGCGAGGGCTTGGATGAAGAGGAGTTCCGTTGGCTCTTCGCCGCAACGCGCATACTGACGGACGCTGGCGCGGTGATACCGGTCGAGACACCCACTTCAAGTTGACCGGGTGCCGCCATCCCATTCGGGACGGCGGCATAGAGATCATGGTTGTTCGCAGCGTCAGTTGCTCGGCAAATTGTAGACCCTGCCGCGCCCCTCGATCTTCACGGAGGAGATCGTCAGGCCCAGCTTCTTCTTGAGCGCGCCGGACATGGCGCCGCGGACCGTGTGCGGCTGCCATCCCGTGGCTTCGACGATCTCATCGATGGTCGCGCCGCCCTCGGCGCGCAGCATCTCGATCAGGGTCTCCTGCTTGGTGCCCTTCCTGCGCTGGACCGGGGCGGTCGGCGTTTTCGCCGGCGGCGTCTCATCCTGCTCGTCCGCGATCGCGAGGGTGCTGTAAGCCAGCGGGGTGGCGCGCAGCGTGATCGGGCCGCGCGCCTCGTCGTGCCGCCAGACGGTGTTGAGGTCCGTGGCGGCGATTTCCTCGATCAGGCCCTGCTTCAGGAGGCTCTTGCAGACGTTGCCGACGGCACCGCCCTTGAGGCTGGCGGTGACGGGAAAGACCGCCCCGTCCTCGCGCGCGCAGGCGGTGGACAGGATGACGGCTTGGGCGTCGGAAAGCTGAATCTGGGTCATGGGGTCGTCTCCGTATTCGGGCCCGCGACATGCGGCGCCTTCTACGACCCCGAGCCGCGCAGGGCGCGCGGCGGGAGTTCCGGCGTTGCCGGAGATCAGCGGGCGTGTTCGCCCTCGCCGAAGGCGCTGTCGGTGATGCGCTTCAGGAGGCTGGCGTAGTGTTCGAGGGTGCCGACCATCGCCCAGCCCGCCTCGTCGGGGGCGCAGTTGAAATGGTCGTCGCTGAGCGCCTGCAGGCGGGCGAGCATCTCGTCGATCTCGGCCTTCTTGCCGATGAAGGCCGCGAGCGCGGCTTCCTTGTTCCTGCGCGCCCTCTCGGCGCGGAGTTCGTGGCGCGGGGTGGTGATCGGGTTCAGGCGCGTGGTCATCGGGGTGGCTCCGTGGTGAGTTGCATCGTCCTTCTGACAGGACGTTCGCTCTCTCCGGCGCGCTTATCAACTCGATAAGCACATGATTTAGAATGATAATCGGAGCCGTCGATGCAGGGCATGAGCGAGCGCCAGTACGCCGCCCATGTCGGGCTGTCGCGGGGCGCGATCCAGAAGGCGAAGACGGCCGAGCGGCTGGTCCTCTATCCAGACGGCAGCATCAACGCGGCCGCCAGCGACGCCCGGCGTGCCGAGACGACGGACCCGTCGAAGACGAGGAAGGCGCCCGCGCTGAAGCTGAAGCCCGTCCCCGAGGCGGCTGTGGCCGCTGTCGGCGACACGCTGCGCGAACAGGGTCTGGCAGTCCCGGCGGTCGGCGGTGGCACGACCTTCCTGCAGGCGAAGACCGCGAACGAGGTGCTGAAGGCACAGGAGCGGCGCATCCGGCTCCAGAAGCTGAAGGGGGAGTTGATCGAGCGGGCCCGGGCGCTGGCGCTGGTGTTCCGCCTGGCGCGGGAGGAACGGGACGCGTGGGTGACCTGGCCTGCGCGCGCGGCGGCGCTGATGGCGGCCGAGCTCTCGGCCCCATCCAGCGACGCGCCGGGCCAGCAGATCGCCGTGGAGCCAGCCGCGATGCAGAAGGTGCTGGAGAAACATGTACGCGCCCACCTCGACGAACTCGCCGAGGTCCGGCCCGACTTCCGGTGAGAACGGCGATGGCCTGACGGATTTCGACGGCGCGGGCGAGATCCAGCGCGCCTGGGGCAACGGGCTGCGACCCGACCCGGACCTGACCGTTTCGGAATGGGCGGACCGGCACCGGATGCTCTCGGGCCGCGCCTCGGCCGAACCCGGGCGATACCGCACGGTGCGCACGCCCTACATGCGCGAGATCATGGACCGGCTGTCGCCCGGCGATCCGACCCAGCGGATCGTGTTCATGAAGGCCGCGCAGGTCGGCGCAACCGAAGCTGGAAACAACTGGATCGGCTTTGCCATCCACCAGGCGCCGGGGCCGATGCTGGCGGTCCAGCCGACGGTGGAACTGGCCAAGCGCAACTCGCGCCAGCGGATCGACCCGCTGATTGATGAAAGCCCGGAGCTGCGGGAGCGGGTCAAGCCGGCCCGCTCCCGCGATGCGGGCAACACGATGCTGTCCAAGGAGTTCGCGGGCGGCATCCTGATCATGACCGGGGCCAACTCGGCGGTCGGGCTTCGGTCCACCCCGGCGCGCTACATCTTCCTCGACGAGGTCGACGCCTATCCCGCCTCGGCCGACGAGGAAGGCGATCCGGTCACGCTGGCCGAGGCGCGGTCGCTGACCTTCGCGCATCGGCGCAAGGTGCTCCTGGTCTCGACGCCCACCATCCGAGGGTTGAGCCGGATCGAGCGGGAGTTCGAGGCGAGCGACCAGCGCCGGTTCTTCGTGCCGTGCCCGCATTGCGGTGCGATGCAGTGGCTGAAGTTCGACAGGCTGCGCTGGCAGAAGGGCCGCCCGGAGACAGCGGAGTATCACTGCGAGGGCTGCGAGTCGCCCATCGCGGAGCACCACAAGACGGCGATGCTGGAAGGCGGCGAATGGCGCGCGACCGCCACGGCGGCCGATCCGACCACGGTCGGGTATCACCTCTCGGCGCTCTATTCGCCGATCGGCTGGCTCAGCTGGTCCCGCATTGCCCGTGGCTGGGAGGCGGCCCAAGGGTCGGACGAGGCGATCAAGGCATTCCGCAATACGATCCTCGGCGAGACCTGGGTCGAGAGCGGCGAAGCCCCGGACTGGCAACGGCTCTACGACCGGCGCGAGGCGTGGAAGCCGGGCACGGTGCCAGCGAGCGGGTTGTTCCTGACAGCCGGGGCCGACGTGCAGAAGGACCGTATCGAGGTCGATGTCTGGGCCTGGGGTCGCGGACTTGAGTCGTGGCTCGTCGATCATATCGTCATCGAGGGTGGTCCCGACCGGCACGACGCCTGGTCGGAGCTGACCGCGCTGCTGGATCGAAGCTGGCCGCACGAACGCGGGGCGCATCTGCGGATCGCGCGGCTCGCCGTCGACACCGGCTACGAGGCCCCGGCGGTCTATTCTTGGTCACGGGCGCAGGGGTTCGGCCAGGTATCGCCGGTCAAGGGCGTCGAAGGGTTCAACCGCTCGAGCCCGGTGTCGGGGCCGACCTTCGTCGACGCGACCGAGGGCGGCAAACGCCTGCGGCGCGGTGCTCGGCTCTGGACCGTGGCGGTCTCGACCTTCAAGGCCGAGACCTACCGCTTCCTGAGGCTGGCGCGGCCGACCGAGGAGGAGATGGCCGACGGGGCGGCGTTCCCGCCCGGCTCGGTCCATCTGCCGCATTGGGTCGAGAATGAATGGCTGAAGCAGTTCGTGGCCGAACAGCTGGTGACGGTGCGCACCAAGCGCGGCTTCGCCCGGCTGGAATGGCAGAAGCTGCGGGAACGCAACGAGGCGCTGGATTGCCGGGTCTATGCCCGCGCCGCCGCCTGGATCGCCGGCGCGGACCGCTGGCCCGACGAGAAATGGCGCGACCTCGAGGATCAGCTCGGGGCGGCCCCCACCGACACCGATCCTGCCGGGCAGATCAACCGGCCGGGACAGGCCCCGCAGGGCAAGCGCCGCTCCGACTGGCTCGGGCGGCGCGGAGGATGGTTCTGATGACGGACTGGACGGAAACCGAGCTCTCGGCGCTGCGCCGAGCCTATGCCAGCGGCACGACCCGGGTCAGCTATGACGGCAAGTCGGTGGACTACGGCTCGGCCGAGGATCTGCTCGCCCGCATCCGGACCATCGAGCGCGCCATCGCGGGGACCACGCGGCCGCTGCCGGTCGCCGGGCTCGCGGGCTTCTCGCGCGGGGATCGGTGATGTCGGCGACCTGGTTCGATCACGCCATCGCCACGTTGGCGCCCCGCGTGGCGGCCCGCCGCGTCATGGCGCGTCAGGCCTTCGAGACCCTGACGCGGGGCTATGACGGGGCGGCGCGCGGGCGGCGGACCGAGGGCTGGCGCGCGCCCGGATCCTCCGCCGATACCGAGATCGGCGTGGCCGGGGCGCTCTTGCGCGACCGGATGCGCGATCTGGTGCGCAACAACCCGCATGCGGCGAAGGCCGTCGCGGTGCTGGTTAACAACATCATCGGCGCGGGCATCATGCCGCGCGCCGCGAGCGGTGACGACACGCTCGATCGGAAGGTCGACGCGCTCTTCGAGCGCTGGACGGCGGAGTGCGACGCCGACGGCCAGCTCGACTTCTACGGCCTGCAGACGCTGATCTGCCGCGAGATGGTCGAGGCGGGCGAGGTTCTGGTGCGCCGCCGTTTGCGGCGGGCGAGCGATGGCCTGCCGGTGCCGCTGCAATTGCAGGTGCTGGAAGCCGACTTCCTCGACGCCACGAAATCCGGCGCCCTCGGCGCGGGACGGCTGGTGCAGGGGATCGAGTTCGACCCGGTCGGCAAGCGCCGGGCCTACTGGCTCCATGCCGAGCATCCTGGCGATGCCTATGGCGCCTTGCAGAACGGGTTGCAGAGCCGCCCGGTCCCGGCGACCGAGATCGCCCATGTCTACGAGAAGCAGCGCACGCAGGCGCGCGGCGTTCCTTGGGGCGCGCCGGTGATCCGCAGCTTGCGCGATCTCGACGATTACGAGGTGGCGGAACTGGTCCGCAAGAAGACCGAGGCCTGCGTCACTGCCATCGTCTTTGGCGACGACGAGGCGCAGCAGGGCATCGCGCCCTCCGTGGTCGATGCCGATGGCAACCGGGTCGAGCAGTTCGAGCCGGGGCTCATCGCCTATGCGCGCGGCGGCAAGGACATCCGCTTCAACCAGCCCTCGGCCACCGGGGGCTACGGCGAATACAAGCGGGCCAGCCTGCACACGATCTCGGCCGGGTTCCGGGTGCCCTATGAGTTGCTGACCGGCGATCTCAGCCAGGTCAACTATTCCTCCATCCGGGCTGGCCTCGTGGAGTTCCGCCGCCAGATCGACGCCGTGCAGTGGCAGCTGTTCATCCCGATGTTCTGCGCGCCCGTCTGGCGCTGGTTCACCGAGGCTGCGTGGGCGGCGGGCCAGATCCCGTCGCCGACGGTGCCGGTCGAGTGGTCGCCGCCGAAGTTCGAGGCGGTCGATCCGCAGAAGGACGCGATGGCGAACCTGCTGTCGATCCGCTCCGGCACCATGACGCTGGCAGAGGTGATCGCCCGGCAGGGTCGCAATCCGGATGCAGTGCTGGCGGAAATCGCCGCGACCAACGCCAAGCTCGACGCGCTCGGGCTGGTGCTCGACAGCGACCCGCGCCGCGTCACCAAGACCGGCAGCGCGCAGACCAAAGACGGGGCCAGCGATCCGGCGACCGATCCGGCCGACGACCCCTCCGCCGACGCGGATGAAACCAATCCGGCGCAGGCCGACCAACAGGACTGACCCCATGGACACGATGATCGAACTGCCGGCCATGCGCCGGTCGGCGGAGCTTGCGCCGAACACGGCCGATGCCGACAGCCGCACCGTTGAGGTGGTCTGGTCTGCTGGCGCGCGCGTCCGGCGCGCGACCTTCTTCGGCGAGCCCTATGACGAAGAACTGAGCCTCGATCCCGCCCATGTCCGGCTCGACCGGCTGAACGCGGGCGCGCCCTTCCTGAAGGTGCACGAGCTCGACACGCTCGACGCGGTCATCGGTTCGGTCGTGCCGGGGTCGGCGCGGATCGAGAACGGCCGCGGCATCGCCTTGGTGCGGATCAGCGAGCGCGCCGATGTCGAGCCGATCTGGCGCGACATCCAGGCCGGGCACATCCGCGCGGTCTCCATCGGCTACCAGGTCCACCGTTTCGAGGTCTCGAAGCCCGAGGCCGCGCGCGAACTCTGGCGCGCGGTGGACTGGACGCCCTTCGAGGTCTCCGCCGTCGCGGTCGGCGCGGACCCCGCCGCGGGCTTCCGCGCCCAGCATCCCCTTCACGACTGCGTCCTCCACCGCCGGGACGCCCCTTCAAACACGAAAGGACCGATCCCGATGACGGACAAGATCGAGACCCCGGCGAGCGACGCCGCAACCCCCGCCACCATCCAGCCGACCGAGCCGAATGATACCGAGGACACCCCCATGACCGAGCCGAAAGCGGCTGCGCCCGACCCGAAGGTCGCCGCCAGCGAGACGCGCAGCCAGCCGAAAACGCAGGCAACTCCTGCGCCCGACACCGAAGCGGTCGCAACGCGCGCCCGCGAGGCCGAGCGCGATCGCGTTTCCACCATCTACGATCTGGCCGGGCGGCTGAACCTCGAGCGCGGGTTCGCCGAGGATCTGGTCAAGCGCGGTGTCAGCGTCGACGAGTCCCGCCGCCTGATCCTCGACCAGGTCGCGGCCAAGTCGGACGAGACCCGGACCTTCCCCCATGTCTCCGTCCCGCTCGGCGGCCGGGACGAGCGCATCACCCGCCGCGACGCGGTGGCGAACGCGCTCCTGCACCGCTACAGCCCGACGCTGTTCCAGCTGGAGGATGCCGCCCGCCAGTATCGCGGCATGACGCTGCTGGAACTTGCCCGCGAAAGCCTCGGCAATGCCGGGGTCAACACGCGCGGCCTGTCGCGCGACGAGGTGGCGACGCGCGCGCTGCACTCGACCTCGGACTTCCCCGAGATCCTCGCTGCCGTCACGAACAAGACACTGCGCCAGGCCTACGAGGCCTATCCGCGGACCTTCCCGCTCTTCTGCCGCCAGGTGCTGGCGACCGACTTCAAGGCGATGCACCGGGTCCAGCTGGGCGAGGCGCCGCAGCTCCTGAAGGTCGGCGAGAGCGGTGAGTTCAAGCGCGGTACCCTCGGCGAGAGCAAGGAGAGCTACCGCATCGAGACCTACGGCCGCGTCGTCGCCATCACCCGGCAGGTGCTGATCAACGACGATCTCGACGCCTTCACCCGGATCCCGGCGATGTACGGCAACTCCATCGCGCAGCTGGAGTCGGATGTGGTCTGGGGCATCATCACCGCCAACCCGACGATGGCCGACGGCAACGCGCTGTTCCACACGACGCACAAGAACCTTGCGGGAACCGGCGCGGCGCTCGATGTCAGCAGCGTCGGCGCGGCCCGCGCGGCGATGGCCAAGCAGACCGGCCTCGACAAGAAGACGGTGCTGAACGTCCGCCCCGCCTTCCTGATCGTGCCCGCCTCGCTGGAGCTGAAGGCCGAGCAGCTGGTGGCGCAGAACCTCGTGCCCGCCGCGACGTCCAGCGTGGTGCCGCAGTCGATCCGCACGCTCGCGCCGATCAGCGAGCCGCGCCTCGACACCGCCAGCGAGACCGCCTGGTATCTGGCGGCCAGCCCGAACCAGATCGACACCATCGAGTACGCCTATCTCGAGGGCCAGCAGGGCGCCTACATCGAGACGCGCAACGGCTTCGATGTGGACGGCGTCGAGATCAAGTGCCGCCTCGACTTCGGCGCCAAGGCCATCGACTGGCGCGGTCTCTACAAGAACCCGGGCGCATGACCCGCACCCATCCTGAACCCTGGCATGCGGGCGGTCCAATCGGGCCGCCCGTCTTCTTTCCACGAGGATCACGTCCATGAAAACCTACGTCCAGCCCGGCGACACCATCACCCTGACCGCGCCCTATGCTGTCGCCTCAGGCGATGGCCTGCTCGTCGGCTCCATCTTCGGCGTAGCCTCTGGCGCCGCCGCCCTCGGCGAGGCGGTCGAGTCCGCGCTCGTTGGCGTGTTCGACATCACCAAGGTCGGCTCCCAGGCCTGGACCGTCGGCGCCAAGGTCTATTGGGACGACACCAACAAGCGCTGCACCACCGTGGCAACCGACAACACCCTCATCGGCGTGGCCGTCGAAGCGGTGGCGAGCGGCGCGGGCGACACCATCGGCCGGGTGCGCCTGAACGCGACGTTCTGATGAGCGCCTTCGCCGCCGCCGTGGGCGCGCTCTTCGCCGATCGGAACATCGGTCGGGACGCGGTCTACATCGCCGATGGCGGCACGCCCGTGCTGGTGCGTGTCGTCGCCCGGCGTGCGGATGCGGTTTCCGACTTCGGCGATGCGCGGCTCTGGTCGGAAACGACCCGGGTTGACCTGCGCGTCGTCGAGGTGGCGAACCCACGACCCGGCGACCGGATCGAGATCGACGGGGAAGCCTTCCTCATTCAGGGAGAACCCGTCCGCGAGCGCGAGCGGCTGGTCTGGACCGTGGATCTGAGGCCCGTGTGACGGCCATGAAGCTGAAGGCTGACATCATCGGCAGTATTGCCCGCATCATGGAGGCGGAGACCCGCGCCGGCGAGCAGGCCGTCACCACGGCGATGCGCGAAGCCGGGACCGGCCTGAAATCCGCCTGGCGGGCGCAGATCACCGGCGCGGGGCTCGGGCCTCGTCTGGCGCGGGCCATCCGGTCGGAAGCCTATCCCAAGGGCCGGGCAAGCCTCAATGCCGCAGCACTGGTCTGGTCGAAGGCCCCGGTGATCGTCGGCGCGCATGATACCGGCCCGCTGATCCGCTCGAAAAGCGGTTTCTGGCTGACGATCCCCACGCCGGCCGCCGGCAAATCCACCCGTGGCGGCCGGATCACGCCGCTGGAATGGGAACGCCGCACCGGCCTGCGCCTGCGCTTCGTTTATCGCCGCACCGGCCCAAGCCTGCTCGTCGCCGAGGGGCGGCTGAACAAGAAGGGTCGCGCCGTGGCGTCCCGCTCGAAAACCGGTCGGGGACTGACCACCGTGCCGATTTTCCTGCTGGTGCCGCAGGTCAAGCTGCGCAAACGGCTGGATCTGGCACGGGATGCGGAGCGGGCCGTGGACAGCGTGCCGGGGAGGATCGTGGCGGGATGGGTTGAGTCCCGCCTCTGACCGTGGGTGTCGACATGCGGGGTAAATTGGCATATATTGCCAATGATCTTGCAGGAGAGGCACATGGCCACCCGAAACGTCGTTCTGACGGAAACCCAATCCGACCTAGTCGACCGGCTGGTCGCATCGGGACGCTACCAGAATGCCTCCGAAGCGCTGCGGGCGGGGTTGCGTCTGCTGGAGCGCGAGGAGGCGGAGTTCGGCGAATTGCAGGCAAGGTTACGCGGTGGGCTGGAGCAGGCCCGGCGTGGTGATCTGGCCGAGGGGAGCGGTGAGGATGCGATCCGGCGTGCCTTCGCTTCCGCGCGCCAGTCGTCCTGATGCCGAAGCCCTGGCGCCTGACGCGACAGGCGGAAACATCGCTCGTCGAAATTGCCCGCTGGACCTACGAGACCTTCGGTCCGCGACAGGCCGAGGCCTATGAAGACGACCTGATCGCCGCCTGCCGCGACATCGCGGCGGGCACCGCCATGTCGCAGGATTGCCGCCGGACCATCGATCCGGACCTGTCAGAGGATCTGCGCTTCGCGCGCTGCGGCCAGCATTTCGTCATCTTCGTCGAGGATCCCGAGCAGGTGATCATCGTCGATTTCCTTCACGGTCGCTCGGACCTGCCGCGACGGCTGGCCGCCCTCACGGATCCGAAACCCGACAGGGATCACTGAGCCGGGCTGGTCCCGGACAACCGGGATCGCCATGCCCACCACCCGCGAAACCATCCTCGCCGCGTTGTACGCGCGGCTCTCGGCGCTGGTGGCCACCGCCCTGCGCGGCGAGGTGCTGCCGGAACGCGTGCCGGCTGCTGGCCTGCTGATCCTGCGCGACGGCGAGCCAGGGGAGCCCGAGGTGACGCTGTCGCCGCTCACCTACCACTACCAGCACCGTGCCGAGCTCGAGGCGGTCGTGCAGGGCGCCAACCGTGACACGGGTTTCGACACGCTCTGCGCCAGCATCGGCGCGGCGCTCGCGGCCGATCGCACGCTGGGCGGGCTTTGCGACTGGGTGGAGGCGGAAGCCCCGCAGCCGGTCGATCTGCCGGTGGACGGCGCGGCCAGCCTGAAGGCGGCCGTGATCCCGGTCATTCTACATTATTCCGTTCCGGACCCGCTTGGCTGACGCCACCGTCAGCGCGGGTGCTGCGTTCGGCGGGTCGACCCTCCACTGGACTGTCGCCTGATCCGCCTCACTCCACGGCTGACCCGCTGGCCTGACCCAACAGATCACAGGAGACGAATATGGCACGCGCCCAAGGGGCGCGGGCGCGGATGGCGCTCGCGTTCGAGACGAACTATGGCACGCCGCCGGCCAGCGGCTACACGCGGATGCCTTTCGCCAGCACCTCGCTCGGCGCCGAGCAGCCGCTCCTAAACTCGGAATTGCTCGGCTACGGCCGCGATCCGCTGGCGCCGGTCAAGGACGCGGTGACCGCCGATGGCGACGTGGTGGTGCCGATTGATGCCGAAGCCTTCGGCTTCTGGCTGAAGGCGGCCTTCGGTCAGCCTGTCACCACCGGGAGTTCTCCCGGTCCATATACCCATACGTTCCAGTCCGGCAGTTGGACCCTGCCCAGCATGGCAATCGAGACCGCGATGCCCGAGGTACCGCGCTATGCCATGTACTCCGGCGTGGTGCTCGACCAATTCAGCTGGCAGATGCAGCGCTCGGGCCTGCTCACCGCCACCGCGCGGCTGGTGGCGCAGGGTGAAACCGTTGGCACGACCAGCAGTGCGGGAACCCCGGCCGAACTCGACCTGATCCGTTTCGGGCATTTCAACGGCTCGATCAGACGCAACGGCACTGCCTTGGGCAACGTGATCTCGACCGAGATCACCTATTCCAACAATCTCGACCGAATCGAGACCATCCGCGCCGACGGCATGATCGACGGCGCCGATCCGTCCATCGCCGCGCTCACCGGTCGCACCGAAGTGCGCTTTGCCGACAGCACGCTGGTCACGCAGGCGATCAACGGCACACCCTGCGAGCTGGAGTTTTCCTACACGCTCATCTCCGGCGAAAGCCTGACCTTCACCGTCCACGCCGTCTATCTGCCGCGCCCGCGCATCGAGATCGGCGGGCCGCAGGGCATCCAGGCCAGCTTCGACTGGCAGGCCGCGCGCGACGCCGCGCTTGGGCGGATGTGCACCGCCGTTCTCGTCAACGACATCGAGGAATATTGACCATGATCCGTCTCGACATTTCAACCGCGCCGAAATGGCTCGATCTTGGCGCTGGCCTGCGGCTGCATGTCCTGCCCGTCAGCACCGCGATCATGGTCGCCGCACGCAACGACCCAGTTGTCGAGGCACTGCCCGAAGCGGCGAGCAAGGAGGAGCAGGCGCTGGTCATGGCGAAGGCGGTCGCCCGCCGCGTGGTCACCGGCTGGGAGGGTGTCGGCGATGCCGACGGCAATCCCGTTCCCGTCACCCCGGAAGGCATCGATGCGCTGCTCGATATCTGGCCTGTGTTCGAGGCCTTCCAGACCCGCTGCCTGACGCCGCACCTGATGCTGGATCAGGAAAAAAACGTCTCCGCGCTCTCGCCGAATGGCACTTCGGAGGGGGCGAAAGCTACTGCAACGCCTGCCAAGGCCCGTGCCCGGACTGCCCGGCGCGGCTGAACCAGCCTCTGACGCTCGAAGGCTGGCAGGTCTGGGATCTGGCACAGCGCCTGACCGGGCAGCTGCGCATCGCGACCGGCATGGGCGGCGCCACGGTGCTCGGCTGGGACATGACGGCGGCGCTCGCCATGGCGCAGGCGCTCGGGGTCGATCTGCTGATCGCCGCCGAATGCCTGCCCGAGCTCGAGGCGGTGATAGTCCGCAAGCTCAACGAACAGATGGCATCCGGTGACCGGTCGTCGCCGGGGCCGGAGCGATGAACCCGGCCTACAAGCCTCGTCCCCCTCGTCAGGAACAATGACCCATGGCACAGAAGAAGGTCTCTGTCCGCCTTGTCGCCGAGGGCGGTCGGCAGGTGAAGGCCGAGTTCCAAGGGATCGGCGATGCGGGCGAGAGCAATTTCAAGCGGATCGAGCGGCAGGCTGACATCACGGGCGCGGTGGTGCGCCGGGTCATGGGTGTCCTCGGTGCCGCGATCAGCACGCGCCAGCTCGTCGCCTATGCCGATCAGTGGACCGACCTGCGTTCGCGCGTCGATCTCGCCACCGGCTCTCAGGAAGCCGGCGCGGCGGTCATGGATCGGCTCGCTGCCATGGCGCGCCGGACCTATTCGAGCCTCGGGCAGACCACGGAGTCCTGGCTCGCCAATGCCACGGCGCTGCGCGAGTTGGGGCTGTCGACTACGGAATCTCTGGATTTCACGGAGGCGCTGAACAACGCCATGGTCGTCTCGGGCGCGCGGGCCGAGCGCGCGGCCTCGGTGCAGAACGCGCTGTCGAAGGCCATGGCCCTCGGCAAACTCAGCGGCGACAACCTCAATACCGTGATCCAGAGCGGGGGGCGGCTCGCGGAGTTGCTGGCATCCGAGCTCGGCACCACCGTCTCCGGCCTGCGCACCCTCGGTCAGCAGGGGGCGATCACCGGCGATGTCATCCGCACGGCGCTGATCGGCAATCTCGAGCTGCTGCGCGAGGAAGCCGACAGCATGCCGGCGACCATCGGCGATGCCTTCACGTTGATCGGCAACGCGGCTCTGCAACTGGTCGGGACTTGGGATCAGATGGCGGGCGCCTCCTCGACGGTGGCCGAGGGGCTGATCCTGCTGGCCGACAATCTGGAGAAACTCGCGGCCATCGGCATCGCCTTTGCGGCCTTCATGGCCGGGCGTTGGGTTGCCGCCTTCATCGCCGCCCGCGTCGCGACCTTCAGCCTGTCGGGCGCGCTGACGCTGCTGCGGGGCGCCATCATCCGCACCGGGATCGGCGCGCTGATCGTCGGGGCGGGCGAGCTGATCTACTGGTTCGGCCAGCTCGTGAAGGGCGCGGGCGGCTTCGGTTCGGCGCTCGAGCTGATGGGCAACGTGGCGCGCGCCGTCTGGGACGGGATCAAGGCCACCCTCGGCTCCTTCGTGGACGACTTCCGCGCCCTGCGCGCCGACATCGAGGCGATTTGGCTGCGGCTGATGGCGTTTCTGTCGAACAAATGGGCCGATTTCCTCGGCACCATCGGTCCGACCTTCAACGCGGTCACCGAGACGATCGGTGCGGACGCGCGGATCGACTGGTTCGGTGCACGCGCCTCAGCCTCGATGCTCGATCACGCCGCGAGCAATGCCGGGGTGATGGCCGACCGCTATCGCCAGCGCGCGGCCGAGACCCGCGCCGGGGCGTTCGAGGGTGTCGGCGCGGCGATGCAGGCGCTGCGCGATGCGCTGAGCGGGGACACCGAGAACCCGCTGGACGAGGCCGCCGCATCGGCTGACCGGGTGACGGCGGCTCTGAACGATACAACGGCCGCTGCCGGTCGTGTCGGAGCCGCCGGGCGCAGTGCCGGCGAGCAGACGAAGGCCGGGGCCGAGGCTGCCGCGACCGGATGGGCGGCGGTGAGCCAGACTCTCGCCGACTATGCCACAAAGGCGCGCGACATCGGCGGCGACATCGGCAATGCGCTGGTTGGCGCATTCCGTGGCGCCGAGAACGCCATCGGTGAGTTCGTGAAGACTGGCAAGCTGAAGTTCGGCGATCTGGTCACCTCGCTGATCGCCGATCTGGCCAAGCTCGCGGCCCGGCGTTTCATCCTCGGCCCGCTCGCGGGTGTGCTTTCCGGCGTGCTGGGCAATCTCGGCGGCGGGATCTTCGCCAACATCCTGCATGCGGGCGGCATCGTCGGTGCGCCGGGACCAGGCCGCATGGTGCCCGCACTCGCTTTCGCCAATGCCCCGCGCATGCATTCCGGGGGCTGGGCGGGGCTCAGGCCCGACGAGGTGCCCGCGATCCTGCAACGTGGTGAGCGGGTGCTCTCGCGGCGAGAGTCAGCGGGTTACGGCGCCACCACCGCCCTAACCGTCAACGTCACGATCAATGCCCGAGATGCCGAGAGCTTCCGGCAGTCCCGCACGCAGATCGCGGCCGATATCGCCCGCGCGGTCTCGCTCGGCCGAAGGGGTATGTGAGGCATCGTCATGGCTTTCCACGATGTCCGGTTCCCGGACGACATCAGCCGTGGTGCGCGCGGCGGACCGGAGCGGCGCACCCAGATCGTGGAGCTGGCGTCGGGCGACGAGGAACGCAACGCCAGCTGGGCGAACTCGCGCCGCCGCTATGACGTGGCCTATGGCATCCGTCGTGCCGACGATCTCGCGGCAGTGGTCGCCTTCTTCGAGGCGCGGAACGGCCGGCTGCATGGGTTTCGGTTCAAGGACTGGGGCGATCACAAGTCCTGCCTGCCATCTGGCACGCCAGCCCCGACTGACCAGACGATCGGCACAGGCGACGGCACGGCGACGCAATTCCAGCTTGTGAAGCGCTACACTTCCGGGGCGCAGTCATGGATGCGGGCCATCACCAAGCCGGTTGCGGGGACGGTGACCATTGCCTTGAACGGCGTTCCGCAACCCTTGGGCTGGTCGGTCGCCACCACCACCGGCCTCATCACCTTCACGACGGCACCCGTCGCAGGTGTCGCCGTCACCGCGGGCTTCGCGTTCGACGTGCCGGTTCGCTTCGACACCGATGTGCTCGACGTCACCCTCGACCTCGAGCGCCTCGGCTCGATCACCTCCATCCCGCTGCTGGAGATCCGCAGATGAACGACGAGACCGGATTCCTTGCCGCGGTGCTGAAGGAGCTCGCAACATCGACGGCGGTGATCCTCGCCGCCTGGGGTGCCCTCGGCGGGGCGACCAACGCGCTGACGACGAGAATGCGCTTGCGCGACGCGCTGCGCCACATCCTGCTCGGCGGGTTGATCGCGGCAGGGATGGGCAGCCTTTCCATGGCGCTCGTCACCAGCTGGCTCGCCTTGCCGCCCGAAGCGATCCCGGCCGGGGGCGCTGCAGGTTCGGCGGCCTATCTCGTCGGCGTCTTCGGCCCCGCCTTCATCGAACTCGTTCTCGCCCGGCTGCGCGGGGAAAAGAAGGGCGACGACGATGAATGAGCTGCTCTGCCTTGCGCGCTTCATTCGCTGCGAACCCGCCGCTCCGCGTCAGACTTTCGCGCACCGCCTGCGCATCGGCCTCGCCGTCGCAGCTCTCATCCTGACCCTCTCGCTTCTGGGGTGATCCCATGCACACGACCGATCAGGGCCTTCTGGCCCTCGTCCGGCACGAAGGTATCGTGCCCGGACCCTATCTCGATGTGAAACAGGTCTGGACATTTGGCATCGGTCACACGGCTGCAGCCGGATCGCCCGATCCGGCCAGGATGCCCCGTGGCATGCCCGGCGATCTCGAGGCCGGGATCCGCGAGGCGTTCAGGGTCTTCCGGACCGATCTGGCTGCCTACGAGGCGGCGGTGCGACGCGCGGTGACCGTGCCACTCGCGCCACGCGAATTCGATGCGCTGGTCAGCTTCCACTACAACACCGGCGGTATCGCGCGAGCTGCGCTGACCCGGCACCTGAACGCGGGCAACCGCGTGGCAGCGGCCGAGGCCTTCATGGGCTGGCTCAAGCCCGCCGCGATCCGGTCCCGGCGCGAGGCCGAGCGCGATCTGTTCCGCCATGCGCGCTATCCCACCGGAACGATCCCGGTCTGGGCGGTCGACCGCAATGGAAGGGTGGATTTCTCGCGACCCATCCGGCGGCTGACCGAGGACGAGGCGCTCGCGCTGCTGCGCCCGGAGACGGCGCCGGTTCCGATGGCTGCTGACCCCATGCCGGTCCCGGCCGCGCCCGCTGCGCCCACGCTGCTGGCTCGCCTCACTGCATTCCTCACCACCCTGATCGGAGGACGTCCATGAACTGGAACCTTGCTCGCGGCCTCGTCTACCTGGCCTGTCTTGCCGCATCCGGCCTCGCCATGGCCGGGCTGGCGGATTTCGACCTCGCCACCGGCACCCTCGATATCCGACCCTTCAATCTCTATGCCCTGACCGGCGCGACCGGTGGCGTGGTGTCTTCGCTTCTGGCGTCCGTGGCGCTCCTGCGCGGTTGGGGCCGGAAGTGAAATCCCTCTCGCCGGCATTTCAGGCCCATCTCGACGAAGGCACGACGACGCTCGCCTGGTGCTGGCGGATCGTGCGCGGGGGCGGCGCAACCTTCGGCTTCACCGACCACGACCGGACGCTCACCTTCGACGGCACCGACTTCGAGCCCGAGAGCGGGCTGACCGCATCGGAAGTCCGCTCGGGTTCGGACCTGTCGGTTGACGCACAGGATGCCGAGGGCGTGCTGACCTCCGACCGGATCACCGAGACCGACATTCTCGACGGTCGCTGGGACAATGCCGAGGTCGAGGTCTGGCGGGTGAACTGGAACGATCCGGCGCAGCGCGTGCTGATGCGCCGCGGGGCGATCGGCCAGATCCGGCGTGGACGGCTCGCCTTCGTGGCAGAAGTCCGATCGCTCGCACATGTCCTCGGGCAGACGGTCGGCCGGACCTTCCAGGCCACTTGCGACGCGGCGCTCGGTGACGGACGTTGCGGCGTCGATCTGGACACCTCGGCCTTCAGGGGAACGGGCGCCGTCATCGACCTGCTGCGTGACCGGACGTTCACGGCTTCCGGCCTCGGCGGCTTTACCTCCGGCTGGTTCACCTTCGGCACGGTCGAATGGACCGGCGGCGCCAATGCCGGGCGACGGGCCGAGATCATCGCGCATGACCTGGCCGACGGCATCGCGGTGCTGACGTTGCTCGAAGCGCCGGTGCGAGCCATCGCCGATGGCGACGCCTTCATCATGCGCGCGGGCTGCGACAAGCGCATGGAGACCTGTGGCGCCAAGTTCGCCAATGTCGCCAACTTCCGGGGCTTTCCGCATATCCCCGGCCAGGATGCCGTTCTCCGCTACGCGACGAGGGACGGCGGGCACGGCGGGAGCGTGCTGTGATCCCGGCCGAGCCGAACAGCGTGATCGCGGCGGCGCGATCCTGGCTCGGCACGCCCTACCACGATCAGGCGAGCCTGCGCGGCGTGGGCTGCGACTGCCTCGGCCTCGCCCGTGGGCTCTGGCGCGAACTCGTCGGCCCCGAGCCGTTCCCGATCCCGCCCTACAGCCGCGACTGGGGCGAGACCGGCCCACGCGAGGTGCTGGCCGAGGGCGCGCGACGCATGATGATCGAAGTGGAACCTGCGGCGGCCGAACCCGGCGCGCTGCTCCTCTTCCGGATGAAGCCCCGCGCCATCGCCAAGCATGTCGGGATCCTCACCGCGCCAAGCACCTTCCTCCACGCCTACGAGCGGCTCGGCGTGATCGAGGAGCCGCTCACCTCCGTCTGGCGGCGGCGCATCAGCTTCGCCTTCCTGTTCCCGCAACGCTGAGCATCTGTCATGGCCACCCTCGTTCTCGGCGTCGCCGGTGCCGCCATCGGCGGTTCCATCGGCGGCGCGATCCTTGGTGTCAGCGCCGCGACGATCGGCGGCTTCATCGGCTCCAGCATCGGTTCGGTCGTCGACAGCTGGATCATCTCGTCACTCGCGCCCACCCAGCGTATCGAGGGCGCGCGTCTCGACACGCTGCGCATCACCTCCTCGACGGAGGGCGCCGTCATCCCGCGCCTCTATGGGCGCATGCGGATGGGCGGCAACATCATCTGGGCGACCGATTTCCGCGAGGAGACCAGGACCACCACGCAGGGCGGCGGCAAGGGTGGCGGAGGCGGCAAGGTCAGGACCACGGAATATCTCTACTATGCGAGCTTCGCGGTCGCGCTCTGCGAAGGGCCGATCACCGGCATCGGCCGCATCTGGGCCGACGGCAAGCCGATGAACCTGACCGGCGTCACCTGGCGCTGGTATCCCGGTAACGAGATGCAGACCGCCGATCCCCTCATCGCGGCGAAGATGGGAGCGGCGAACACGCCCGCCTATCGCGGCACCGCCTATGTCGTCTTCGAGGAACTGCCGCTCTCCAGCTACGGCAACCGTCTGCCCCAGCTCTCCTTCGAGGTGTTCCGCCCGCTCGCCGATCCCCACACCGCCGAAGGACTGACCCGCGCCGTCACCATGATCCCTGCCTCGGGCGAGTTCACCTACGCCACGCAGGCCATTCGCAAATCCGCGGGCGGCGCGACGATGCCCGAGAACCTGAACGCGCTGCCGGATGCCACCGACATCGTGGTGGCGCTCGACCGGCTGCAGGCCATGGTCCCGGCGGTCGAGAGCGTCAGCCTAGTCGTCGCCTGGTTCGGCGACGATCTGCGCGCAGGCTCCTGCAAGGTGCGGCCGGGCGTCGAGGTGTCCGCCAAGTCGACCACACCTCTGTCCTGGTCGGTCAACGGCGTCAGCCGGGCCAGTGCCTTCCTCGTCAGTCGCGACGACCAGGATCGGCCGGTCTATGGCGGCACGCCGGCCGACTTCGCGGTGGTGCAGGCGATCCAGGAGATGAAGGCGCGCGGGCTGCGTGTCACCTTCTATCCCTTCATCCTGATGGATGTGCCGCCCGACAACACGCTGCCGAACCCGTATTCCGACAATACTGCCGAGACCGGCCAGCCCGCATTCCCCTGGCGGGGGCGGATCACCTGCTCACCCGCGGCGGGCTATGCCGGAACCGTGGACAAGACGGCCGCCGCCGCTGCGCAGGTTTCGGCGCTGTTCGGCGCAGCCACGCCAGCGAATTTCAGCGTCTCGGGCCAGTCGGTCGTCTGGACCGGCCCGTCGGGCGACTGGGGCCTGCGGCGGATGGTGCTGCACTATGCCCATCTATGCGCGGCGGCGGGCGGGGTCGATGCCTTCCTGATCGGCACCGAGATGCCGGGGCTGACGACGATCCGCTCGGGCGCCAGCACCTATCCCGCCGTGCAAGCCTATCGGGCCCTGCTTGCGGATGTCCGGTCCATTCTCGGGACTGGCACCAAGATCGGCTACGCCGCCGACTGGTCGGAGTATTTCGGGCACCAGCCGAGCGATGGCAGCGGCGACGTGTTCTTCCACCTCGATCCGCTCTGGGCCGATCCCGAGATCGATTTCGTCGGCATCGACAACTACATGCCGCTGTCGGACTGGCGGGACGGGTTCAACCATCTCGACGCCGCCGATGGCTGGCCCGCGATCTACGACCGGGCGTATCTGCAGGCGAACATTGCGGGTGGCGAAGGCTTCGACTGGTTCTATGCCTCGGCCGCCGATCGGGCGGCACAGGAGCGGACCCCGATCACCGATGGCGCAGCGGGCAAGCCGTGGGTCTTCCGCTACAAGGATCTGCGCGCCTGGTGGTCGAACCAGCATTACAACCGCCCGGGCGGGGTGGAGAGCGCGACGCCGACGGCATGGGCGCCGCAATCGAAACCGATCCGGTTCACCGAGCTCGGCTGCCCCGCCATCGACCGGGGCACCAACCAGCCGAACGTGTTCTTCGATCCGAAGTCCTCCGAAAGCTTCACGCCGTATTTCTCGCGGGGCTGGCGCGACGATGCGATCCAGCGCGCCTATCTCGAGGCGAGCTATCTCTGGTGGGGCGAGTCTGCGAACAACCCGCTCTCCGCCGTCTATGGCGGCCGGATGGTCCATGTCCCGGAATGCGCCGCCTGGACCTGGGACGCACGCCCCTATCCGTTCTTCCCGGAACTGACCGACGTCTGGACCGACGGTCCGAACTGGCGGCTCGGCCACTGGCTGACCGGCCGCCTCGGCGCGGTATCGCTGGCGGCCCTCGTGCGGCACCTCTGCCTGCGCGCGGGGATGCCCGAGGACCGGATCGATGTCACCGGGCTCTGGGGCGCGGTCGAGGGATACGCGATCGGCGCGCTGGAAAGCCCGCGCGCCTCCATCACCACGCTGTCGCGGCATTTCGGGTTCGACGCCGTGGAGACCGAGGGCGTGATCCGCTTCATCATGCGCGGCCGGGCCTCCGTCGCCACCCTCGAACCCGACGATCTGGTCGCCGCCCGCGAGGGCGATGTGCTGGAACTGACCCGCGGCCAGGAGACGGAACTGCCGCAGGCCCTGAAATGGCAGGTCGGCCGCGCCGACGAGGATTACGACGCGGCCCTCGTCGAGGCGCGGCGGATCACGGTGGACACGACCCGGATCGCGTCCGAGTCCTTCCCCATGGCGGTGCCGCCCGAGGAGGCCGAGCGCCGCTGCCGCCGCGCGCTGATGGAGGCGTGGGTGGGACGCGAAACGGCGACGTTCCGTCTGCCGCCCTCGCGCCTCGCGCTCGATCCGGCCGACGCGATCCGGCTGGAGCATGACGGGCGGTTGGTCGATGTGCGGCTCGTCTCCATCGCCGACGCCGAGTCGCGCGGCATCGAGGCGGTCCGCCAGGACCGGGCCACCTACGACCTGCCGCCCGGCGATCCCCGCGCGGCGTCGCTGACGCGGGCCGTGGTGTTCGGTGCGCCGGATGCCGTGCTGATGGACCTGCCCCAGCTGACGGAGGACCAGCCCGCGCATCGACCGTTTGTGGCGGCGCACGCTCTTCCTTGGCCGGGCGAGATGGCGGTGTTCCGCAGCCCCTCGACGGATGGCTTCGAGCTGCTGACCACCTTCGGCAGCCGCGCCCGGATCGGCATGCTGGTCTCGGACTTCTATGCTGGCCCCACCTCGCGCTTCGATCTCGGCAATGCGCTTGTGGTTGATCTGCTGACCGGCACGCTGGAAAGCGTCACCGACCTGACGCTGTTTGGCGGAGCGAACGCGCTGGCTATCGAGCGCGCGCCCGGCGTCTGGGAGATCGTCCAGGCGGGTGCGGCCGAGCTGCTCGCGCCCGGCCGCTACCGGCTGACCCGCTTGCTGCGCGGTCAGCGCGGCACCGAGGGTGCGATGCGCAACCCGGCGCCCGCTGGCGCGCGGGTCGTCGTGCTGGACACCGCGCTTTCGTCACTACCCATCGCCGAGGCCGATCTCGGGCTGCCGTGGAACTGGCGCATCGGCCCGGCGAGCCGTCCGGTCAGCGACGAGACCTATGTGGCGCAGGCATTCACGCCCGCAGGCGTCGGACTGCGGCCGTTCTCCGTCGCCCATGTCGAGCAGCCGTGGCGCAGGCCGCGCACGCCCGGCGATCTCACGATCCGCTGGACGCGCCGGTCGCGCGCACTCGCGGCCGACAGCTGGGGCGGGCTGGAGGTGCCGCTGGCCGAGGAGCTCGAAGCCTACGAGGTCGAGATCCTCGACGGCGCCACCGTGAAGCGGGTGCTGAGCACCGCCACCACCAGCGCGGTCTACACCGCCGCCCAGCAGAGCGCCGATTGGGGTGCGCCGCTCGCCCCCGGCGACACGCTCGACATCCGCATCTTCCAGCTCTCCGCCCTCGTGGGGCGGGGCGCGCCCAAGACCGCCACGCTCTTGTTCTGAAGGCCTTTCCCATGTCCGACGCCACGACCCATCTCCTGCTGCCCTACATCCTCGCGGCACAGGCCCAGAAGCATGTCACCCACAACGAGGCGCTGCGGATCCTCGACGGGCTCGTCCAGCTCTCGGTGCTCGACCGGGACCTGACCGCGCCGCCTGGTTCGCCCGCCGATGGCGACCGCTACATCGTCGGCTCCGGCGCGACGGGCGACTGGGCGGGCTGGGACCTGAACGTGGCGCTCTGGACGGACGGCGCGTGGCTGCGTCTGCCGCCGCGGACAGGCTGGCGGGCCTGGATCGAGGACGAGGGCCTGCTGCTGGTCTATGACGGCGCGGGCTGGGTCGGCACCACGCCCACAGCGCTGCAGAACATGGCGCTGCTAGGGTTGGGCACGACGGCAGATGCGTCGAACCCGTTCTCGGCCAAGCTGAACGCGGCACTCTGGACCGCGAAGACCGTCGCCGAGGGTGGCACCGGCGATCTGTTCTACACCATGAACAAGGAGGCTGCGGGCGACGATCTCGGCCTGACGCTGCAGACCGGCTTCGTGACCAAGGCGCTGGTGGGGCTCTTCGGCTCCGACCGCTTCCGCTTCGCGGTCTCGGCCGACGGCAGCACCTTCTTCGACGGGCTGAGCGTCGACAACGCCACCGGCATCGTCGACCAGCCGCGCCTGCCTCGCTTCAAGGCCTGGACCAACTACGACAACTACGTGGGCGTCGGAACCTGGACGAAGATCGGCCTCAACAACACCGACTGCAACGATCAGGGCGCCTTCGACGCCGCGAACAACCATTTCGTGGCCCCGGTTGAAGGCACCTACCTCTTCGGCGCGACGCTCCTCTACAAGATCAACGCCAGCGCGACGGCGCGCATGAGCGGGCGGCTCGTCCTCAATGGCACGACCGAAATCCGCGGCTCCCTCGGCGAAATCTCCGCCACCCATGTCTCGCTCGCCACCGCGATCTGGCTGCAGACCATGGTGCCGCTCACCGCAGGCGATACCGTCGAGCTGCAGGGGTATTTCCGGGTCGCGGACGGCTACTTCGCGGCCGACCAGACGTCCTTCTGGGGCTGCAAGATCGGCTGAGCGGCGGAAGGAGGATCCGATGACACCACCCCGATCCGACGGCTTCGTCCGCATGCCCGACGCCGAATTCGAGGCGATCCTGACGCGGGCGGCGGAGGAAGGCGCGAAGCGCGCGCTCGCCGATGTCGGCCTCGACGGCGACGAAGCCGCGCTCGACATCCGCGATCTGCGATCGCTGGTGGATTGCATTCGGCTGGTGCGCCGCACCGCCATGCAGACCGCCGTCCGCATGATCACCACCGGCGTGATGCTGGCGCTGCTGGCGGGCATCGCCATCAAGCTGAAGATCTTCGGCGGCAGCCCGTAGCCGCACCCCGTCCCGCCCGCAATGACCCGCCCTCGAGGCGGGTTTTTTCGTTTCGGAGGACCCCATGACGACGACTTTCCACAACCATTGGCGCGACGTGCCCGAGAGCACCTGGCGCTGGCCGAACTTCAGCCCGGCCGAGATCGCCTGCCGGGGCACCGGCAAGCTGTTGATCAACGAGCCTGCGCTCGACAGGCTGCAGGCGCTGCGCGACCGGTTGGGCAAGCCGCTGATCGTCCGTTCGGCCTACCGCAGCCTGGAACACAACCGTGCCGTCGGTGGCGCGACCCGGTCGAAGCATCTCGACGGCGCCGCCTTCGACATCGCCATGGCGAACCAGGACCCGGTGGCGTTCGAGGCGGCAGCGCGCGAGGTCGGGTTCCTCGGCTTCGGCTTCTATCCGCGCTCGGGTTTCATCCATGTCGACCTTGGGCCCGCACGGCAGTGGGGCGAGCGCTTCCCAGTTCGGGTGACGGCCTTCGCGACCGAGACGCCGCCCGTGCGCGAAGTGCTGGTCGACAGCCGCACCATGAAGGGCGGCGGGGCTGCCGGAGTGGCGACGCTGGGCGTAGCAGGCGTGGAGGTCGCGCAGAGGGTCCTGGCCGAGACGCAGACCGCCATCCTGCCGCTCGTGCCGTATCTCGACACGCTCCGCTGGGTGTTCATTGCGGTGGCGCTCTGCGGCATTGCGGTCACGGTCTACGCCCGGCTCGACGATTGGAAACGGGGGCAGCGATGA